AACATTTTTAAATTTGAAAAAAGCGCCTGTGGTGTTAACAGCAGCATGTCTGGCCTTTAAGAAAAGAGGAAACCAGAAGACCAGAGTTCAAATCCATGCAGGCGCATAGACCCCATGATTTCCAATGAAGAAAAATAAATTTAATAAATTAATTTATATTAGATATAAATAGAAATATATATAAAAGGATATTTTCTATATATTTATAGAAAAACTTGGCAAAAAAAGCCAAGTAAAAAGGAGCGTAATAACCATTTCAAATAAAAAATATGAAAAATACAAGGAAAGTTATAAGCGATATTATGAAAAAAATAAAGAATATATTAAAAAATTAAGAAAAGAATGGTATGAAAATAATAAAGAAAAATGTAGAGAATATCTTAGAAAATATAGAAAGAAAAATAAAAAAAGATTAAATGAACAAAGGAAAAAACATGATAAGAAATATAGAAAAGCCAATAAAGAAAAAATAAGAAAATATAAACAGATACCATCCCAAAAATTCAAAAATTCTATAAGAAGTAAAACATATCACACATATCCTATAAAACCATCTGATAGATGTAAATATTGTAATTCTAAAAATAACTTACAACATCACCATCCAGAACCTTATAGGGTTGATGTATTTGAGATTGTATGCAAGGCTTGTCATGTTATTATTGAATTAAAAAATATGGAGAAACGCAATATTTCTAATAAAATATTACGCTCCAAAATAACTATGGAGGTAGGAAAAAATGAAAATAAATGTTGTTGATTGGATTTTGAAGGATGTATTAGAGTTAATAATACAAACAAATGGATGGCTTGAAAGTTCAGAAGGAAAAATATGGGTGAGATGGGCATGATAAAACCAGAAACAATAAAAAAACTAAAAGAAATAGAAGAAGAAATTAAGTGTAATTGTGGTTTGGCATCATTACAAAGACCACTGGATATAAAAATAACCTGCAGGGCTTGTGGACATTTGCTTTACATTAATGAAGAAAAGAAATCTAAGCAACTTGATTTTAAGATAATAGGAGAAAATGATGATAATGATTGCCCAAATTGTGGTTTGCCTGAATCTGGTTGTGTCTGTGGTGGCAGTGAAATAATTGACTTGGAAACTCATAGAAACGATGAAGCAAGTGGGGGGAATATATGATGAACCAAAAAATTATTGAGGATTTAGAAAAAAAAGGCTTTAAAGAAATAATAAAAAGTGGAGGTTTTAAAATACCCTACAGGCATGTTTCACTGAATGATGAAAGATTAGGTTTTTCAAAAGATTTAAAGAAAAAATTAAAAGATGTAAATTATTTTATTGTTTTAATCAATTATAAAACAAAAACAGTGGCTTTAATTCCAAGTGAAGAAAATGAAAGTTGAATTTGATTTAACAGAGAAACAAATAGAGAATTACAATAAAGCAATAGATAGAATAGAGAGAATGCTAAGCCCGGCAAGAATGAAAAGAAGAAGAAATGAAGAAGAGGAAAATATAATAAGTTTTTTCCATGATTTAAGAGTCGCTTTAGCAAAGAACAAACCTCTTGATAAGGATATGCCAATAGGGATTGATAAATGATGAATAAAATTCAAGAAGCTTATCATAAAGGTTATCGCAAGGGACACAAAGATGGACAGGAATCTGTATTAGAGATCATGAAATTCGCCATCAAATTAGACAATACGCCTTATTGCGAAGAGGGATGCACAGTAGATGTTTTTGAATTACTTACTGATAAATTAATTGAAATAAGAGACTCAAGAAATTCTAAAAAATATTGTAAAAAATGTGGATGGAAACGTAAAGATACTCATTGTTTTGGTGATAAAGGATTTTGCCCTAAATGTAAGGACTTAACCGAATTTATAGAGAAAAAGAAAGGTGATGTAAAATGAAAACATTAAAAGATATATTAAAAGAATGGATGGCAATAGAATTTGAAAATAATGAAGTTGTAGATGAAAGTAATCATGAAGTAAGATTTATATGGGAAGTAATTAGAGGAGAAGCAATAAAACAGGTTAAAAAATTAAGAAAAAAGAAAGATAATATTATTCATTTAGTTCCTTTAAATGTGCAAGAGTATATGAAGGATTTGAAAAAGATTAATGAATTAATTGGAAAAATAGATTGGATTAAAAAGTTTTTTAATATAAGGGAGAAAGATTTAAAATGAAAAAAGAAAAATGGATATGGATGCCGCATCCAGCACATTTTATTTGTGGATTTGAATGCAGGTTTAGGTTAGCAACTTATGTAGGAAAATATATTGTTTCAACAGTAGGAGAAATGGAACCATCAAAAGGTTATATAGATTGGAATAAGGATGCAGAATTTGAACCAATTGGATGTAATAGACTTTATGAAACAATGGTTTTTAAAGCAGAGAGAAACAAGGGTAAATGCGGATGTAAATACATAATAACAGGGGAAGAAGTAGATTTTAGGGGGTATAATAATCCAGAAGAAGCATATAAAGGACATATGAAACTTTGTAGAAAATGGAGTAAAAAGAAAGGTGATAAAAATAGTCAAATTAGAAATAAAACTAACTGAAAGAGAATTAAAAGAACTTCAAGAAAGAGCATATTTAGTAGATGAATTTATACATAATAAGATTAAATATAGGTTTTATGGATTTATCAAAAGAATTAGTAAGAAAAAAAAGATGATGGAAAATGTGTAAAAGAGAAAAAACAATAGGAAATGAACCTTTAAAAAATAAGATAAGATTAAGCATGGTAATAACAAAACCTAAATTTAAAAATGTAAAATACAAATCTCAATATATTGTTTTTAGAGCAGAAGATGTAAAAAGTGCAGTTGCTGGAATGCTTGAAGAATTTAAATTAAAGTGTTATCCTTATGATTTTCTTACTGTTGGAAAAAGAAAATTAAGTTATGAAGAAATAGCAAATATAGTTAAAAAATGGATGGAGGATGCGATGGAAAATGAATAAAAAAGAAATTATCAAGGAAGTTTTGAAACATCATATAGTTAAAAATTATTTAAACTCATGTAAGGAGAAAGAGTTTTATACTGATTTAACAAGAGGAATAATAAAATTAGCAGTAGATTTAGCATTTAAAGAAAAAGACAAAGAAATTAAGGAATTAAAAAAGAAACTACAAGAAGAAAGAGAATTAACTTACAGTTGGAGAGATATTTTATGGAATTTAAAGAAATATTTGAAAGAGGGAAAATTATGAAAATAAAAACATACAAGTTTAAGATTGGTTTCTGGTCTTGGTTTAATATATTGTTGAGGGGGTTGACATATACAATCTCAGTTGTTTCTCCAGATAATAAAAAATTCAAAGGACAGCATGCAAGTGTTATATTATTTGATGAAGCGAGTGAAATTATGAATATTGATAAAATTGAAGAAAAAGAAAGGTGATGGAAAATAATAGAAGAAACTTCATGGTGGGAAAAACATGGAAAAAAAGGACATTGTAAGGATTGTGAACATTTAGAATATGTTAATGGAAATCCATTTTGTTATGGTTGTTATCCTGAATGCTGTCCATTAGAAGAAAAGAAAGGTGATGTAAAATAATATGTCCAAATTGTGGTTATGAAATCATAGCAAAAGCAGAAATTATCTTTGAGTTTGAAAAGTTAAAGAACTCAGGTGATGGAAAATGAATAAAATAGATATTGAATATAGAACAAAATTTGATTTTTGGAAAGGAATAAGAGAAATTGGTAAAAAAATCTTACATACAAATGAAAGATACAGATGCCCTTGTTGTCAAGATTGTATGTTTAATGTTGTTAAAAATGAAACAAAAGATGAAGATTATGTTATTTTAATTTGTAGAACTTGTGGATATTATATTGTTGTTTCCATTGAAGGACGATGTGGTGTTCCTTATATTAAATTGAAAAAGAAAGGTGATGGAAAATTATGAAAATACCTGAAATTGAAAGTATGATTGAAGAAATAATATGTATAATGAAAAAAGAAAAAATAAGTTCAATTATATCTGAATTTGACAATTATTATTTTAAAATTGAAGAAAAGAAAGGTGATGTAAAATAATATGTCCTAATTGTATTAAAAAAGACAAGAAAATCAAGGAACTTAAATTAAATGTAGGGGGATTAATGGAACAAATTAAAATCCATGAAAAAGATTTGGATAGTGCAAATAAGGAAATAGAAGAAATAAAAGAGAAATTGCTAAAATTAAAAGAAATATGGTGTGAATGTGGTGGACTTGTTGGATTTAGAAGTGATGGAACAAATATAAATCTTCAAAAAGGACAAAAATGTGAATTTTGTAAGGACTTAAAGAAAGTTGGATTAAAGGAATGTTTGAAAGAGGGAAAATTATGAAAGATAAAAAATGTAAAGTTCAAATTAATATAAGCGGTGGAGGAAAAGCTGTTGGAACTTATTTGGAAGAAATAGGTAAATCCATAAAAAAAGCATATAAAAAGGATAAAGAAAAGAAAGGTGATAAAAATTAAAGTATGGTGCGATGGAGCAGGATTTAATGGTAAAAGAAGCAGATGTTGTGTAGCGTTTGAAGATGGCGATGTAAACATAACAGAAACAACTGAACAAAAAACAAACAATGAAATGGAATACAAAGCTCTATTGAATGCTTTATTCCTATTAATTGAAAAAGAAGACATTGAATTTGAAATTTTTACTGACAGCAGATTAATTGAAGGACAACTTTGTAAAGGATGGAGAATAACAAAAGAACATTTGTTTAAATTGAATTGTGCTGTTAAGAACCAGCTAAATGAGTTAAAAAAATTAGGTTATTCAATCAAAATAACATGGGTTCCAAGAAAAGAAAATAAGGCAGGTCATTTGCTTGAAAGGTGATGTAAAATAATATGTCCAAATTGTGGTTATGAAATAATTGCAAAAGCAGAAATAGGAACTGGAACAAGAACAATGAGAAATGCCACAAAATTAAGCTGGAATGATTTAAAAGTTCTAAAACTTTTTTCAGAAAAGTTAATTAAATATCCAGCAACAGTAAGAGAAATACAAAAAGAACTGCATAGAAATAAAATATGGAGAGCTAAGAAAGGAGGCGGATTAAAAAAATGGAATTATCATGATGTCCAGGCACAGCTTAGCAGGCTTGTTGGGGCTGAATGTTTGGTTATTATTAATGATCCTGTTCCTGAAATAGAAAATCAAGAAACAAAAGAATACAACACAAAACCAAGGCCTAAATATTGGATTAATGAAGATATTGATATAAATGAAGTAGTAAGAAGAGATGGTTTTCTTTATTTTAGGTTAGATAAAAACAAAGTTGAGGAGTATGATAAATATGAATGATGTTGAAATAAAAAAGTATATCTCAAAAATAGTTAGTAGGAAATTTAAAAAATTTGAAGAAACTGTTAAGCAAATTGCAGAAACAAGAGCTAATTGTTATGTTATGAATCAGGGAAGAGAGAATTTTCTTAATGCTGTTGGAAAGGAATTTAGAGAAAAAATATTTTCAAAAACATTTCTTAAAAATTTTATAAAAACAGTTGAATATCAAGTTGCAGAGAATTTTTCTGAAAAGGTTGAAAAACAAAGGATGCAGGATTATGTTGATAAGTATATAAAAGGAAATAAGAGATTTAATGAGATGCTTAAAAAAATGGTTGATAATACATTAGATTATTATCTTTCTACACTTGGGGAAAGGTGGCAATCTAGAAAATCCAATATGTTGGTAAATCAATTAAAAAATAGAATAGTTTTTGAGTTATGTAGACCGGATAATAAAGATAAAAATACAAAAATTTTTGAGAAAGCAGCTAGAATAGCCGTAAAAAGATATATCTATGAAGGTGGAATTACTCATGATAATGAATTTCATAGAATTTTAGATAAGAGAATAAGAGAAAGGTTAGATTTAACTCAGTTTAGAATTGATACAACTATTTCTCAAAGAGCTGCAAGGATTGTATTAGGAGAACTAAATAATGAACTTAGAAAAATTCTTTTTTCAAAAGAAATGATCAATGAAATTTTACATGTAATTGAGTTAAAAATAAAAAAAGGAAGGAGGTAAACGAAGATGCCTAGAGCAAAAGTTGAGATTTTGGAAATTAAAGAGAGATTTCATAAAGCCAAACAGAAACCATTCTGGGAATTAAAAACAATATTGGAAGGAAGAGAACAGAAAATGTATTGCTGGGATATTGGAACAATGCAGGGAGAACCTAAACCAACAACAGGAATAGCAGAAATAAATTATGAAATAAGAGGGACTTATTACAATATACAACCTGAAAGAGATGGTGCAGGGAATCTAAAAGCGGCAGGAATAAAAATGATTGAAAAGAAGGAATATAAAACAAATGGACAAAACAAAAAAACAATTCCAGAAATATTTAAGGAAAACATAATCCTTGTGCTTGAGAATCCGCATTTAAAAGAATTTTCAGAAGACAACAAGGCAAATATGATTATGAATCTGAATAATAATACAATGAGGAGGTAAATAAGCATGACACATGAAGAGGAATACAAAGGACATAAAATTATAGTCCTTGAAGATGATCCAAATATAAAAAAACCTTTTAAATTTGGAATAAGAAAAGCTAAATTAATTGTGGACAATATAAAAGATATAAAGGCATTTGTAGAAAAGAATACTTATTAATCCATGAGCCGCATTTCTTGGAGGCTGACTTGCTTAGTAAGGATAAAAATAATCCACACTATACCGCCTCATTTAGTCGAGCCTTCTTGAGTGGAGATTCAGGGATTAAGTAAAAACTTTTATATTTAATATACCTTAGAGATAGATATGACAGAAATATCAGGAAAAACAGGAAGAAAAAAAGGGAAAGTGGGGCTTACTGTGACAGTATTCTTGCAGAATAAATATCAGGATCCAAAACATAGAATTAAGTCTGCATCATGCACAATCCACACAGAAAAAAAGCCCAAGGAAATAATCAAACAAATTAAGGAGATGTTTAAGAATGGCTAAATCTGTTATTCAGGTTCATCATATTCAATATGAGAATAAAGATCATAGACAGCCTGAAATAACAGTTAAAATAACAAAAGGGGAGCATAAGATCTTAACGCTCATGCAGTGGTATCTCAAGAAAAAAGTGTCAAAAGGGTTTATTAAAGCAATAAAAGTATGGCTTGCTATGAATGAAGATAGGGCGGTTGATTTAAAAAAAAGATTAAAAATGAGTGATGAAGCATGAAATATTGTGCCAACCCAAAACATAAAAGAGAATCAGGAATATTGGATGGAATTCTTACAAGAGATGAAGTCCAGCAAGGTTTTACTTATTGCTTAGTATGCAGATGCAAGGGATTTAAAGATCCAGGAGTTAAAAAGAAAAAATGAAAGTATGTGATATGTGCGGGAAAAAAATTGAAGAAAAAAACAAAGAAGATACTATTGAAACTTTAGCTGCAACACTTGAAGAATATGGAGATTTCTGTAATGAATGTCTTAATTTAATTTTAAATGTTTTTTATGGGAAAAATGTCATAATAAGCAAAAAATGGCTAAAAGAACTAAAAGACTTTTATGATAAGAATAAAAAACTAAAGAAATAAATAAGAGTATATTAAATATAAAATTATGGATAAGATAAAAGAACTTGAATCTGTTGCAATTGATATTAATAAAATAAAACTTGATGAAACTAACCCTAATTTTATGACTGAAAAGGAGTATAATGGATTAAAAAAAAGTATGGAAAAATGGGGGTTTCTTGCTCCAATTGTTGTTTCAAAAGATTTAGTAATAGACAGATGGGAGAATTATACAAAACAAAAAGGAGTTAAGATATGAATGAAATCAGATTCATCGACTTGTTCGGAGGAATCGGAGGCTTCAGGCTCGGACTCGAAAGAGCAAATAATAGATTTAAGACAGTCAGATATGAGAATTTACAAGAAAATGTGCCCAACAATAAGAAGCAAAAGACAAGGTTTGTATGTGTCTGGTATTGCGACAACGACAAATATGCAGTCCAAACATACAACAAGAACTTCAATGAAACTTACACAGCAACAGACATTAGAACCATTAAAGCAAGTGAAATTCCAGACTTTGATATGCTCTGTGGGGGATTTCCTTGCCAAGCATTCAGTATTGCTGGAAAAAGGAGAGGTTTCAAGGATACCCGGGGAACTCTTTTTTTTGAGATTGCAAGAATTGTTAAAGCTAAAAAACCTAAGATTGTATTCCTGGAAAATGTCAAGGGCTTACTCAATCACGAAAAAGGGCAAACTTTCAGTGTCATCATTAAGACGCTTTGGGAACTGGGGTATGATGTTCAATGGATGGTTCTTAACAGCAAGTTTTTCGGAGTTCCCCAGAATAGGGAAAGGGTGTTTATTATCGCAAATATTAGAGGCACAAGTAAACCCGAAATATTACCTATCAGAAAAAGCAATAAAAAATCTAATAGAACATCAAAAGAGGCACGAATCAAAAGGACACGGTTTTGGAACTACGCTACTAACGCCCTCGCACAAAGGGACTATAAAGGAGGCAATCAAGTGATTAGAGATAAAGAGATATATAGAGTTTATGAACCAGATGGATTATCTCCTTGTTTGCATAATAAAACTGTAGGATGGCAAGAACCTAAAATAATAGCATTAAGAAGCTATCCACGAAAAGGAACTAAAGAAATAGATGGAGAAAGATTCCAAAATATAGAACCAAGGAACGATAAAGTTACAAATACTCTGTCAAGTGTAAATAAGGATAATTTATTGATTAATGAAGGAATAAGAAGATTAACTCCTATTGAATGTGAAAGATTACAAGGATTTCCTGATAATTGGACTGCTGGAGTTTCTGATACGCAGAGATACAAGCAACTTGGAAATGCTGTAACAGTTAATGTTATTGAAGCAATAGGTGAGAAATTATGAGTGAACTGACAACTAAACCGTCTAAATTAGATAATTTTAAAGGAAAAAGACATATTCTTACTAAAGAAGATTCAAGAAAAGGAGGCAAAACTCTTACACCTTACAGAAAATTCATGCTAACAATTAAAAGAAAAATAAAATGCAGGGCAAAATGCCCTTATTTTCCTTGCTTGTTCCAACCATTATCAAAGGAAAGATATGATGGAAAATGTGCTGCTAGGCATCAAACTCCACAGATGCTCAAGAAATTCTTTAAGCTTATTTCTGGGGAAGAGTCTGAATTTTTAAAGATAATGAGTGAATCTCTTTGTAAAATCTCGGATAACAAAGACCTGATCAAATATGGAGAGAAGGTCTTCAACATGAAGTTTGGAAAAAAACAGAGAACACAATTATCTGGAGAAGTAGGGCTTACAAAAGACAAATTTATGGAAGTAGTTGAAAGAATAGATAAAGCTGAAAAATTAAAAGAGAAAGAAAATGACAAACAGGAAATTTGACAGATTATGGGAAAGAAGATTGCCTGTTTACAGAAAAGACCCTGTAAAATTTGCTGTTGAAATATTAGGAGTAAATCCCGATAGGATTCAAAGGAAAATACTTTGGGATGTTTATAGATATGACTTGACTGCTGTTAAATCAGGCCATGGTATAGGCAAGACTTTTTGTGCATCAATAACAACTTTATGGTGGATTAGCTGTTATCCAAACAGCAGGGCAGTGACAACAGCACCAACTGGAAGACAAGTAAGAGAAGTTTTATGGGCGGAAATACATAAGCTTTCAAGGAGAACCATATTAACAAGTTTTATGAGATTTTTAACGACAAAAATAGAAATAACAAAACATTGGGGGGCTATTGGAATATCATCAGACAGGCCTGAAAATATAGAAGGTTTTCATGCTGATTATTTATTATTTATTATTGATGAGGCAAAAGGGGTAATCCAGGATATTTTTAACGCAGTAATGGGGACACAGACAACAAAAACAAAAGTATTGATTATTTCAACACCATCACCCAATCCATTAGGAGAATTTTTTAATGCTTTTAAGAAAGGCAGTGTATATCATACAATAGAAGTCAGCTGTTTTGATTCTCCAAGACCAGGAATGAAAAAATACATTAAGATGATGAAGAAAAAATATGGAGAAAATAGCCCAATTTACCAAATGAAGGTTCTTGGAAAGTTTCCTGATATTAGCGAAGATACATTAATACCATGGAAACATGTCAATGCAGCAGTAAAGAGAAAAATAACTTTAGACCCTGAAATTAAATTTATCAGGATATTGGCCTGTGATCCTGCAAGATTTGGTATGGATAAGACAGTTATTGTAATTTTTGACTGGCAGAAAGAAAAGGACAGATGGCTTAAGAAAATGGTGCATGGCGAATCGCATATTAAGAAATCAACAACATGGACAGCAGGAAGAATAAAAGAATTAGATGATAAGTGGCATTGCGACCAATTAAGGGTAGACTGCGGGGGTGGAGACATTGGAGCAGGAGTTGTGGATCAATTAAACAATAATGATTTGATTTCACATAAAGTTGTTCCTTTTGTTGCTGGTGGAAAAGAAGGCATGTCTGAAACAGATAAAAATGATTATTCAAACTGGAAAGCAAAAGCATATGACAGTTTAAGGATGGACTTTGAATATGGGACAATAGATATATGGGATTTTGAAGATCTTTGTGAACAGTTAATTCTTTTGAGAAAAGATTATACTACAACACAAAGATTAAAAATACTTGATTATGATGAAGAAATAAAGGGAACAGATATTAAACATAAAAGTCCTGATTATGCTGATGCTGTAAATATTGCATGTGCGCCTTTAATGATGGAAGAAGTTCATGTTATTGATGATCCTGAAGGATTAATTTTATAAGTTTTAATTTCCTTTATTTTTTGAGGCTAAAAATAAGGCAGAAACCCTTTGTAGTTCATGAACAAACCTAGATTAACACAAGCAGAGCAGCCTGGGAGGTCTATGATTTCTCCCTCCCAGGAACCTCACCTTTTTTTAATAGAAAAACAATAGAAAAATATATTAAATACAAATTTCTTTTAAAAAGTATGAGATATATGGTGACAGGTGGTTTGGGTTATATTGGTTCCTGGCTTTCTAAAAAACTTCTTGAAGATGGGCACCATGTGGTTATAGTGGATAATGCAACTACTCATGACTTGGCAATTTATGATAAGGCCAGGACACAGTTGGACAAATATAAAAGATTTTCTACGATTTTAATAGAAGATTTTGGAACATTAAGGCCTGAAGATTTAAAATGTATTGATTGCATATTTCATCTTGCTGCAGTTAGCGGGGTAAAAAAATGTGAAGAAGATAATCACACCGCATATGAGAACAATGTTGAGAAGACTAAAAAACTTGTTGATCTTGCTGTTGAATGCGGGGTTAAGAAGATAATTTTTACTTCATCAGCAGCAGTATATGGAAGATTTCAAGAATGCAAAGAAGAAATGACACATCTTGAGCCAATGAACTTTTATGCAAGCACTAAATTAAAAGGGGAAAAAATAATCCTTGAAAAAGAAGGAATACAGGGAATAGTTGTAAGATTAAGCAATGTTTACGGATATGGATTTTATGATAAGAATACTGTAGTTAGTAAATTTATTAATGACGGGATGCATAAAAGCCATCTTACATTGTATGGATCAGGAAGGCAGGCAAGGGATTTTATTCATATAGATGATGTCTGCGGGGCACTCATGTATTTGGCAAACAATCATGAAGAAAATAAAGGATTATACAATATAGGAAAAGGAACATCAATTTCAATTAAGAAAGCAGGTAAAATGACAATTAAAGAGCTTGCAAAAATAAACATTAGTTACAAGAATTTAATAATAAAGCATGAAAAGACTGAAAGAATAGAACCTCAAATGGGATATAAATTTAGTATAAAAAAAATAAAGAAAATTGGATGGAAGCCAAAAATATCATTTAAAATGGGTTTAAAAAAGTTAGTTAAAAGAAAATATCTACTGGAGGATCACAATAATGGTGCATCTGAATCAAAAACAATTAATGATACAGAGAAATAAAATAGCACACCTGTGTGTGTTCGAGAGCAGCAGACACAGGAACTGTATTCGCTTTGGGTTAAATGAGGGAGATGCCCATATAGATGAAAAAGTTAAGATAGCAAAGAAACTCAGAAGAGAAGGGAAAAAATACATAACTGAGGCAGTATTCAAAACCGGAGGACGGGCAGATATCCTTTGCCTTGATGATGGAATTGCCTATGAGATAGTTGATTCAGAAAAAGAGGAAAGTATTGAAATAAAGAAAGAAAAATATCCAAAGGAATTGGAGATTGTTGCGATTGTGGTAAAATGATAACATTCAAGGAAAAGGTTAAAAAAGCCAGGGAAGTAATTTTAGAAGCTATAAATAAATATGGGGGCAAACTTGCTGTTGCCTGCAGTTTTGGAAAGGATAGTGCAGTGCTTACACATTTGGCAATACAAATTAAGCCAAATATACAGATTTTTTCAATAATGACACCATTTAAGCCAATAGACACATTTATGTATAAGGATTGGTTTGAAAGGGAATACAATCTTAATATCAAAACATTCAAAAGCAAAGAAGATCCTGAAAAGAAAATAAAATTAACATGCGGCAAAATTGTTAAATTAAAAGACCTTTACAAGTATGATCCTGATGGCTGCTGCATGATATTCAAGGTTGAGCCGACAAAAGAAGCAATTAAAAAATTAAAATTAAGGGCATGGATAAGCGGGTTGAGAAAGGATGAAGGAAGAACAAGAATTGATTATAAGCATGTGGAAGAGAAGGATGGACTGGTTAAGGTTAATCCAATTTTGAACTTTACAGAAACAGATATATGGAAGTATCTGGCATGTTATGGAGTCAGGCCTCATCCTTGGTATAAAAGAGGATATAGGAGTCTTGGATGCGAACCATGCACTAAACTCGTTGATGATAGTGCTGAAGAACGTGCAGGAAGATGGAGTGGAACCAGGAAAGCAGGAGGAGAATGCGGGATACATACTAAGTCTCTCGTTTATGAAAAATGAAAATAAGCAATGCATTAAAAAAATCACTTACATATAGATTATTGAATTCTTTATTAATAACGCCTTTTATTGTTTTTACTTTAAGCGGCCAGTTTAATTTAAGTTTAAATGTTGGAATTATTGAACTTATTGTTAAAATTTTAGGTTATTATGCTCATGAAAAAATATGGAATTTGAAAGACAAGGAAACTTTTGTGAAAAAAATTAAAAGGAGGTTTGGGTGGTAAAAAATGAAAGTATTAGTGCTGGGTGCAGATGGATATCTTGGGTGGCCGTTGAGTATGTATCTGACTGTTAAAAACCATGATGTTGTTGGAGTTGACAATTTATCCAGGAGAAACAGAGTAATGGAAAGAGGAGCAGATACAGGCATTCCAATGGCAAGTCCTCAAGAAAGATTAAGCACCTTTAAGAAACATTTTAAGAAGGAAATTGATTTTAGAATAATGGATTTAAGGAATACAGAGAAAGTTTTTAAACTAATGAAAGAAATACAGCCGGAAGCAATAGTCCATTTTGGGGAAATACCAAGTGCGCCTTATTCAATGAGGGATGTTTATACAGCAATTGAAAACCATGATGTGAATGTAAACGGAACCTTGAATGTTTTGTGGGCTATGCATAAGTATTGTCCTGAAGCACATTTAATTAAATTAGGGACAATGGGAGAATATGGAACTCCTGGTGTAAAAATAAATGAAGGATATGTAAAAAGCATCAACGGGGAAGAAATAGATGATAAAGTTAAAATGCTTTTTCCAAGAGATGCAGGAAGTTTTTATCATCAGACAAAAGTCCATGATACGCATAACATAAGATTTGCATGCAAGATATGGAATTTAAGGTCTACAGATATAATGCAGGGAGTAGTTTATGGAACAAGAACAGAGCAGACTGAAAGAGATCCTTTATTGCATACCAGGTTTGATTTTGACAGTGTGTGGGGAACAGCAGTAAATAGGTTTGTAGTCCAGGCAATTCTTGGAATTCCATTAACAGTATATGGAGCTGGAGGACAGACAAGAGGATATCTCAATATAATTGACACTATGAGATGCATAGAAACTTTAATCAATAATCCATGTGAATTTGGGGAATACAGGACAGTGAATCAGTTTACACAAGTAAAGAGTATTACAGAAATTGCAGAATTAGTTAAGAAAGCAGGAGATAAATATGGATTAAATGTGAATATAAAACCAATACCAAATCCAAGAATAGAAGCAGAGAAACATAAATATCCAGTTGAACAAAAAATATTAAGGCAGCTTGGTTTTGAAAGAAGCAAGACAATGGAAGAATCAATAGAGTATATGATATCAGATTTGCTGCCACATACAGATAGATTAGAAAAATTTAAAAAATCTGTAATGCCTAAGATTAAATGGAACCAGGAAAAGGCAAGGATAATGGAATAATGGTTTTGTAAGCAGTCACAAGAAAGTAATACCCTCCGGAGAGCGAAAGGGGGAGTTTGACAAGCAAAAACTTAAATTAAATTAATTTCATTTAAATTATAATCATGAAAGGTATAAGATCTTTGTTTGGTTTGAGTCTTGTTAAGTCCAGGGATTATAAAATTCTTAAAGATAAAATTGAAAAATGGGACAACAGGCCGTCAAGAGGAATGGATGATATAGGAACAGCAGAAGAAGGACTCCTGCCGTTAATGTTTTTTAGTTTTTTTGATATAGAGGTTATATTCCAGTATTCTGATACATTGCAGACAATAATAACTGCCTTGACTCGCGAGATATTCAGGAATTGGGGAGAATTTAAGGAAAAGTTTGTTAAGAAATGTGAGGCTTGTGGAAAGGAATATGACAGTGATATTGACAAGTGTGAAACAAAAGGATGCAATGGAATACTAAGAGATCCTAATGCTGCACAGCTTGATATAGTAAGAGAGTTATTTGAAGGCGGGTGGGTTAATTTAAACAAACAGGATCTTAGCGATATATCGGAAGAATTGAATAATGATCTTGAAAAATTTGACATTTGTTATCTTATGTTTAATAAAGAATACATCTGGACTGGAAAAAAAGTTTACGAATCAAAAATAAAAGAATTGATAAGGGCAGATCCAAGAGTTATGAGGCTTGTTGCAGATAAAAAAGGAAGGCTTGGATATGATGAGAATGGAAACAAAGTTTATACTTGTTTGAAACACAGGAATCAGTTATTCAGACATCCACAAAAAACCTGCACAATGTGTGGAAGTGAATTATACCAAGCTCATTATGTTGATATAGGCATGGATGGGACACAGAAGACATATTATGTTGAAGGGGAAATATTTCATACAACAAAATACAAAAAATCACTTACATATGGATGGCCTAAGGTTTTATCATGTTATCAAAAGGTAATGACTTTATTTCATATGGATAGAATGATGCTTGACTGGTATAGGGGAAGAAGGCCACCAAGAGGATTATTGCTTGTGGCAATTAAAGCATGGAGTTCTTTTACAAAAGCCTGGGAGTGGTTATTGAAAAAAGTCAAGAAAAACCCGGGACAAATATGGCCTCTTGGAATTGAAACAACATCAGCCAAAGGGGGAAAGCTTGCAGAGTTTATTAATTTTATGAACACAATGGAAGAAATGCAATACATACAAGCCAGGGAAGAAATGAGAAAAACAATAGGGGGTCTTTGGGGGGTCATGCCGGTATACCAGGCAGATGTAAGTGCAAGCGGCGGTCTTAATAATGAAGGGATGCAGATAACAGTCACAACAAGAGCAGCTCTTTACGGCCAGAAGATATTCAATAACAAAATTTTCAAAGAAATATTAAGGCAATATGGGGTGACTGACTGGGAATTTATTTTAAACAGTCCTGAAGAAAAAGATGAGATGGCAGAAAAACAAAGAAATTATTTAGACGTCCAGACAGCAAGTTTAATGAGAAATATGGGCTTTGATGTTAAATATAATGAGAATGGGGATTTTGAATATTCAGGAGAAGCATCTGAACCAATACAGATACCTTTTGGATCGCAATTTCAATCATCAAAACCAAAGATTGTAGATGAAACAGCACATAACCAGGGACAGCCTGAGAAGTTTACTAAATCTACAAAAAAAAAAGATGACGAGGCATATACAACGCAGGAACTTCTTGAATTTATCCAGGAACAGGTTGAGGATGTTGAAAAAGAAGTTCAGGCAAATGTAATTTATAAAGCAGATGATCTTAATGATTTTTTAAGAAGAACAATATTTGATCTTACATTCAAATCAATGACTAAAAAACAAAGTGATACTATTAAAAATTATCTTATTTCTAAAATTGGAGAAAAAATAAGCATGAGTTCAATAATTGAAAAAATAATGAAAGTCGGGAAGGTTGACAGAAACCAGGCAGAGAGAATAACAAGAACTGAATTTATTAATGTTCTTCAAAATAAATCAAGGGAATATTCTTATAAAAAACTAGATCCAAAAGGAGAGTATAAATTTGTATGGATGGGCCCTAAGGATCATAGGACAACAAAAATATGTGAGGCAATATCAGCAAGAACAAAAAAAGGAGTAAGCATGGAAGAATTAAAGAAAATAATTAAAAAGTTTGCAGATCCTGAAATATATGATCCTTCAAGACCATGGACACCCCACATCAACTGCAGACATAGGATGCTTAGAAAAGTTTAAAGAAAAAACTTAAATTGAATTGATTTCTAATTTAAATTATGGCAGATATTGATGTTGAAGTTGTTAAAACAAATCTTAATGATATGGAGACTGATGTCCAGGCAGCTATTGATGGAGTGGCTAATGTTGACAAGTCAAAAGTTCCAACAACAAGTATAGCAAAACTTTCAGGAGATACATGCATTGTTTTGATTTGTGTGCCAACAACTTAACTAAAAACTTAAATTATTCTGAAAATATATAGTTATTATGGTATTTGATGAATCTGAATTTAAAAGACAGTGCAGGGAAGAAATAGATGAACAGTTAAATAAAGAAATGGATGATATTATTGATGATATTTTTTTCAAAAGCCAGGAACTGCTTGATATAACAAATAAAACAACAGACCAGGGATTCCTGGCCAGCAATGTTGATATTTTAAAAATGCATTTACAAAAAGAAATAAGATATAATGCCTCTTATGCAGCATGTATTGAATTTGGGACAAGGCCGCATTTTCCTCCAGTTGATGAATTAAAGCCGTGGGTAAGAAGAAAATTAGGTGTTTCATTAAAAAATGTTGATAATGTAGCCAGGAGAATTGCATGGAAAATATATCATTATGGAACAGATCCACAGCCTTTTTTAACACCACCAATAAATGAATATGTTTCAAAAGGGATTCTTGAATATGATATGTCAGGAGTAGGATCATTAGGAGCTGTAATATATGGTTAGAATACTTAATGATGAAGACAGAATATTTGAAGCATGGGGCAGTGTTGAAATCAGAGATATAGAGGGAGACCTTTTACCAATGGAAGAATTTGAACCTATAATGCCGATTTTAATGAAAAGAGGGGGCTTTATTATTGATGATCATTCTAACAGGGTTGTCGGGAAAATTTTAAATTACCAGTTTAAGGGGAAAGAAATTGACGGTAAAGTTGTTCCTGGATTGCTTTTAACAAATCAAATATTCAAAGATTATAAGACAGATGATGAAGTGTGGGGTGATATAGTCAATGGAGGAGCTAAGGGAATGAGCTTTGGAGGAAGATCCAGGGCGCCAATAGAAAGAAAAGTTATTGACGGGCAGCCAACAAACATAAGAAGACAATTAGAAGGCTTTGAGTTCACAGTTGTAAGGGGAGATAAAATTCCAGTTAATCCTGAAGCAGAAATAACATATGCAAATACAATGGCTAAATCTACAAAATGCAGGTATGTTAAATTTGGTGATGTTCATGTTTGCATCCCATGCAATAAAGAACAAAATGTTTTATATGATATTGATTTCAAAAAAGGCGCACAGCTTCTTAATAAAAAAGTTGAAAAAAGAGGAAATAAATGGTGTGTAGTTCATTGTCACGGGCCTGATGCGGGAAAACCAATAAAATGTTTTGATACAAAAGAAGAAGCTGATAGAATGCATAGGGCCATTCAAGCAAATAAATCAAAGGAGATGAAAAAAATGCCGGAAGATAAAAGACCACCTAAATCTTGGTGGGATAATTGTATAGGAACTGCTAGAGGAATAAAAGGAATGGAAGATCCAGAGGCTTTTTGCGGCTGGATGTGGCACCATGGTAAAGGTGCAGGATTTGGGCCACAAAGAGAAGCCATTGGAAAATCATTTGACAGTATTTTTGACAAGGCCATTGAGTTTTATAAAAGCAACATAAAACTTAAATTGGATAAAGAACTAAATAACAATATGGCAGACGGACAAATTAAGAAAAATAATGAGGAATCTACAATAATGAAAGCTTTGGATGAGTTGAAAAAACTTGTTGAAGCTAATACAGAAAAGATTTCAGCATTAACAAAACAGGACGAAGAAGAAGACAAAAAGAAAAAAGAAGAAGAAGATAAAAAAAAGAAAGAAGAAGACAAGGAAACAAATAAAGCAGAAGGAGCACCAGAAGGAACTGATTCAGCAGAAGGCGGGGAAGGTGCAAAAAAGAAACTTCCTGAAGATATTGCAGAAAAAGTCCATGAAGAACAACCTGGGGATTCTGCACCCGAAAAGGTAAAACTTGAAAAGGGGCAGATGGAAGAGATTGTTAAAAATGTTATCAAAGCTCTTGAAATAACCAAGAGCACAACTGGAAGACCTGGAATTATTTCAGATAAGCATGAAAAGAAAGATGATCCAAATGAAAATCTTGCTCTTGAAATAGCAAAAGGAAAACATCCAGTTGGGACTGGTTATCAATACCAAGAAGGCATGGATGAAGAAGAAAGGAAGAAAATCTTAAAAGCTATAAAAGGTGATAAGAAATGAGATTTAGAGGAGTAAAAATAAGGACAATAAATGAACTAGAGAATCTTTATTACTCTACAATTGGATCTGAAATCCTTAAAAAAGATGCACCTGTCTTAAGCTCAACAACTGGAGTTTACAATGCAGTATATGGAGCTGAAGTATGGTCTCAGCTTAACAGGGAAGCTAATGCATTCGGATTGCTTCCAAAAATGCCATGGGGCAAATCAGGATGGAGAGTAATGACAGCAAGACCAGCATCAAGCGGCGGTGGTGTTGCAGAAAATGCTTCATTGCCAGCGACAATTAAACCAACATTTGCAGAATTAAGCTGCAAACCAAAAACAATATGTCATACTTTTGATGTATCAGAAGTTCAGGATTTCTTGGCAGCACAAAGTGATGATGATGCAATAGGTGATATGAATATGATGAGACCTATTATGGGAGCTCATCACAAAGAAATGATGAATGTCATGCTTTTGGGGAATGTCACAACTGTGGCTGGGAATAACCTTGAATCACTGGACAGGGTTTGTAGTTCTAATTCAGAAGTATCCGGGTGTGGAGATGTTGATGCAAACGATGCAGACATATACGGCCAGGACAGAGATGCTGGAGCAAGCTGGGCTGATGCACAAGTTTCACACAATAGCAATACAAACAGAATTCTTACAGATAAATTGATAAGGAATATGGTTATTGACTTATTGCCTACTGCAGGAGCAAATACAACTTTTGGCTTGACAAAGCAGGATACAATGAGCGAAATAATCAGCCTTTATGACACACAGGTAAGATACAATAGAAATGATGCACTTGGCCAGACAGATGCACAGATTACAGTAAATGGAGTTCAAACTGCTAAAGGTATTGGAGCAGGGATTAAAATCACTACATTATACAATACACCAATGTTTACATCAAAGAATGTAGTTGACGATGGTTTGGGAAGGATTTATTTCCTTGATACAAGCAACCCTGAAGGATTTAGCAAGCCAAGGCTGGGTCTTGATATAGCTAAACCAACACAATACTTTGAAGCTGGAATGAATATGGGCACTCCTTTCGCAATAGACAGGCTGGGAAATGAAGGAATGTTTAGAACAATGCTGGAATTGAAATGCAGATTCTTCGCAGTTCAAGGTAAAATAAGAGATCTTAAATCAGCCTAAAAACTGAATTAATCTCTTTTAAGGTTTTTTAAGAAGCCTATTAGCAAACAAATCAGAGGGCCTTTGACAAGGTCAGTATATCCCAGAAATCCCTGGGTGCGACTAAGGGTTGAAAATATTAAAAAGGTGAAAAAAAATGGGAGTAAGTTTAACAAAAAAAACATCTGATTACCGTAATCAGCAGAGGGTTCTGGATCATATATCAACACCCCTTAAAATAACAACTGTTGATATAACATTTGACAATTCTTATCCGAGCGGCGGAGAAATATTAAATGCGACAGATCTTGACATAGGAGCAACCAGGATAATTGCAGTTATTCCTGATGGTGCAAGCAGGGGAAATAGTTATGGTTATGTTCTTGGACCTAAATATTCAACAGATGAATCAAATGCAAAATTAAGAGTTTTTGAAGTTGATGCTGATTATGCTGGAGACAGGGCGCTTAAGGAAGTTGCAAATGGAACAGATCTTAGTGCAGTGACTTTCAGATGTCTTGTGTTGGCATATTGAACCTGTTATTGAGAACGGGACTATTTTGAATTAGGGCAAATTATTTATATTAAATATACTTTAAATTAAATATGGTTTTACGAGTTGATAAAGTTTCTAAAGAAGAATTAACTGAATTTTCTCTCCAGACAAACAGATTTACAAAAGACACAACTGATGTTGCTGTTATTATGCCATGCAATAACCGGATAGAATATGCAGCACAGGCAATTATGAGTGTTCTAAATCAGACATATAAAAACATAGTTCTCTTGTGTGTTGGAATGCCTGATGATAATACAAGAAGGTTTTTAGAGATAGTGAATGACAAAAGAATTGTTTATTTGATTAATGATAATCCAACACTTGCAAGCAGCACTAATCTGGCATTAAAGTATATAGAAGAAGAACTGCCAAGAGTAAAATATATAACACGGTGTGATGATGATGATTTTTTAGCGCCAAACAAAGTAGAAAGAATAAGAACATATATGAGAGTGCACCCTGAATTAGATTTAGTGCATCATGGGTTCAAAATAACCAATTCAAAAGGAGAAGTAAATATGGAAGAAAAGATTTATTTTGTTCCTGAAGAATTAATAGAATACTCTAACATATATGACGGAACAATTATGTTTAGAGCGGATAAAATAAAAGGAATTTATCTTGATGAAACACTTCCAGGATTGCCTTACTATGACTGGTTTATCAGGCTTTATAAAAAAGGCTTCAAGATAGGAGCCCTTGAAAAGTATACTGGATATTACTACAGGCAGCATAAAGGAAACAATGTAAGAAAAATAAAAATCAAAGAAGTTTATAGAATTATCAGGGAAAAAAATAATATCAAACCAGAAGACCATAAATGTGATGTGATGATTTTTTATACCTGGCTTGGAAGGGATTCAGGAATAACAGCAAGTGTCAATCATGCCAAATCTATATTGGAAAAAAATAGATACAAAGTTAAGATTCATGCATGCACAAGGCATAGTTTATATTCTTTAAAATTCAGGGTTCAGATATGCAAACCAAAAATAATTATTATCGAAAAGTTCAGGCTTAATACAGATGAGTTTTTAATACTTGATGAAATGATAAACTGGCCGTGCAATATTCTAATCAGGGAGCATGGAAAGGCTGCCTTTTCATTGAAATTCTGGAATAAGACATTAAGACATGAACATACTATTAATTTAGGGAACTGGATAAAACGATGCCATGCAGGAAGCTGCAATGAGGAATATGCAAATTATCTGTCAGAGTTGTATGATACAAAAGTTTTATGGATTCCAAATACATTCAGTAAAGATTTAATGAAAAAAGGAGTAAAATATGATGAAGGAATCCATGTGAGCATTTTATGCGAGATCAGGCCGTTAAAAAATATGATTACACAATTGACAGCCTGCCAGTTGATAGGCAAATGGGCAAGGAAACAGGGAAAAGAACTTTATGTTCATATTTTAAAAAGTGTTGGAGACTGGGGGTTTAGAAAAGAATTATTAGACAGGAAAAACAAGTTATTCTTTACTGTTGTAGAACATGATTATATGAATTTTAATGATAACCAGAGATTAGTAAGCAAAATGGATTTATGTCTGCAGGTTAGTTATACAGAAACAATGAATTACTATGCTCTGGAACATATGATGCATGGGATACCAGCATTGACAAGTGAGGCTATCCATTTCGGCGTAAAAGCCCCAATTGATGATCCTTTGGAAATAGCAAAGAAGGCCATTTTTATTTTGGATCCTGAAAATTATCATACACATCAAAAGAAAGCAAAACAAGATGCTGAAAGATTTGTTGATAAAATTAATACAACTTATTTAAATTTAATCAAAAAGTTTATGGAGATGGATGATTAATGCCAACTGGAAGCTTTACAATAATTCCAGAAGTAATCAATGAAGTAAAAAGATTAGACCCTAAAAGCATTTTGGATATAGGGCCAGGATTTGGAAAGTGGGGTGTATTATTCAGGGAATATTTGGAACTTTGGGGGCATAGACAATATCATAAAGAAACATGGACTAAACAAATTGATTGTTGTGAAGTTTTCAGGCCATATATAACAGAACTGCATAATTTTATTTATTCTAATGTGATTGTAAAAGATATTAGGGATTATGTTAAGGAAATGCCAAACTATGATGTTATTGTTTTAATTGATGTTATTGAGCATTTTGAAAAAAAACAAGGGATAAAATTAATAGAAGATTTATTTAAAAAAACAAACAAGGCCATTATAGTTGGAACACCATTTAAATTCAGTCCACAAAAGGCGGCATACGGGAACATCCACGAAACACATAAAAGCCTGTGGACAATGAAAGAATTTATTTCAATGGGATTTAAAAAATTAGGAAATTTTGAAAGACCTGTTCTTGTTATTAGAGAAAAAACTTAAATTGATTGAATTCCTTTTGTTTTCTATGGTAAATAATAAAGGTGGTAAATAATGGCAGCTACTATGAAGGTTTATTGTGATTATGGAGGATCAGACGGCTCTCCTGGAACAAACCAGGATACATCAGCTCTTGGACCCCCTAATGTGAGATTTAAAACAAGTGATGACAATACAATAGACGCAAACAACCCGATTCCAATTCCTGCAGCTGGGACCACATATAGTTATTGGAAACATCTATATCTTTTGTGTTCTGTAGCACCAAGCACACAAATTGATAATGTAAAATTCTATACAGATGGCAGTGGATTCGGAACTGGAATAACAGTAAAAGTAGGGGATGAAACACCTACAAAGAATAGTGGATCAGATGCGGGTTATGTTGTGGCAACTGGAACACAAGGATCAACAGGAGACGAACTTGTAGCAAACAATGCCCAGATAACAGGAAGCACAGATGCATTTTCATATACATCTGCATCGCCAAAAAGCGTGTCAATTAGTGAATCAGGCAATATCATGGATGCACAGAATGAAACAACAGATTATTTAGTTGTTCAGATGGAAGTTGACAACACAGCATCACCTGGCAATTTAACTGATGAAACAATTACATTTCGCTATGACGAGATATAGGGTGATTTTATGGGGAAGAAACCAAGGCTGATAAGATGGAGAGCTCTTTACAAAGACGGCAAGTTTTTAGATCAGTATAAAAATGCATATGATGAAGATATTGAAGACCAAAACAAGCTCCCAGATATTGACAGAAAGAAACTTGTTGGCTTCCAGTTGTATCAAGGAATAAAGAAAAGAAGGATTTTGGCTCACTTGAATATTGAAAAAGGATACAAGTTTTTCTATAGGCAGAGAGTATGGAAAAATGCTTTTACAAATGAAGAAGAAGACAGAATTCATATCATAGGATGGGAAAAGAATCTTGAAGACGGAAAAGTTGACAGGATAATTGTTGTGGTTTCTAATGACGGGGACAGTGTAATGATTTACAATGACTGGAAACCTGATATACAGCTTGACCCAATAAACCTTGCAGAATTTGAAAAAGTTGAATGTGGAGAGTAAATAGTTATGGGGAAAATAAAGAATGGTAAAGATATTAAGAAGATGGATTGAGAACCTTATTACTTTTTTGTTAGTATGGACTTCTTTTGGCGTTAAAGTATTTGAACTTCCTAAATCTATTATTCAAAAAGAGAATTATTCTTATTCCAAAAGAAGAAAATATCATACTCATGAAGTATCTGATACATTAAAAAGATATAGTCATCGTATTGCATCAGTCCACAAGGCAATTCTTGGAAAATTCATGCATAATTTAGAGATTGCTGATTATAACAAGAAAATGGGTAAATACTTTGCTATTCAAAGATGGGCTAAAGAACATTCTATCCAGATTAGGAAAATTGGAACTATTATTACAATTACAGCAATAGCAAGTGCTGGAGTTTCTGAACTATTTGATGTATGGCAGATGATGGGAATTGAGATTACAGGCTATTCAGATGACATGACTTGCGGAGGAGACATTCTTTGCGAGGCTTATATTAATATCTCTACTGTTAACCAAATTGAGTATATGATACAGACTGACTTTAGCCAAAATTGGAAGTTTGAACCAAATGTAACTTCTAACGAGAAATTCTATGTGTTTAAAAAAGGAGAATGGGTAGAGGTAGAATATATTACTTTTATACGAGGTAACGAATATCAGTTGAAAATAACAGCAGAAAAGCCAAAAGGAAAGACAGTCAAATGGACAGCTCTTTTCGGGGATGAAGTAGACCCTTATTGGTATAGTATCGGAGGAGGAATTAGTATTAATGCAAAACAATCAAAGAGTTATAGTATAGATTTAATCAATAATGAAGAAGGAATAATAATTACAGTAAATGATTCTTCTGTAATAGTTAATAAAACAGAGAAATCTCTTACAATAAATGGGCAAGTCCGAAAGCTACCTAATTCAACTAACGGAACAAGATATTTGGGGTTCTCTGCTAATGGAAGCCATATGACTGGTGATTCTTATCTAAAATATGGAGATACAACTCTTACTCCTTCTGATTTAAAGTATAAGGCATCTAAAACATGGGGGAACCACTATGTTAAGGATATTTACTATAAATCTTTTAACTTAAATGGTGGATTTGAGAAGGATTTTGAACTAAAAATCTACTACAATAGCCGACCTGATAATATGTATATTTACTTTGGTTCTGGAAGTTCGGTGATTCATCTTGGAGCAATCACATCTTCTACAGCTGAAATGTGGATAAACTATGGAAAAGGTGAATGGTATCAGGAAGATGAGCTGGCAATAAGTGTTTTAGGTCCTCTCTCTGGTGATGTGGTTTATGATAGCAGAGCCACAGACAAGTCTTGGATAGATGGAAACCAATATTTCCATGGAACACCCGAGGGCTGTTATGTTACTGGAACTAAAATGGTCTTTAAGTATATGACTCCTTTTTTTATTCAATGGGATTATGATGGAGCACATGAATACAATAAAACATATTATGGAGAGTTTTCTGCTTATGGAGACATAATAGGAACAGCTGGAAATTCATATGGAGCACTTGTTAGAATGGACAGGAAAGGAGTAGATGGAAACTGCAGGAATAATTATTATTATGGGGGAACAGGAGGAAGCAACCCTAATATTTTCTGCCATGAGGATTCAGATGCAAATGTAAGAGGATACGGTAGATGGCAGGATTCCTGCACTGTATCAGAACCTGCAGGAGCAACAAGTATTAGAAATGCAGCTCTCTTTAGATTTTCAGATGGATTTACTATTTGTGTTGTGCATAATAATAATGATGACCCAGACGGACTTGCCACTGCACAATATCAGGAAGGGAATGATGAAATTAATTTAAAATTTGGAATGGATTCAACTGCTAATTATTCTCTTAATAGTGATTTTGACCAATGGTTTACTGTATTTGGTTCAGCAAGTGATGCAGAAGCTCAGGATAGGTGTTGGGATGCTTTAACAAGACTTGAAGGAATTTCTGTTCCAAATGCAGTTGCTACAAATCATACAAGTTTTACATTCGTAACAGGAGGAGGATGGAATGAATCAAATATACACGGATTTTTTTGGCATGATGGAACTTCAGATGAACTCTCTGAGGTTTCTATTACTCAAGGAAATGTCTCAGGATGGATTTATCTAACAGGAAATAATAATTACACCCAAAATGATGAAATTTATGTTTATAACTCCACTGTAGATTTTACAGATGCTAAAGATAATTTATATGTTTATGCAACTGAATCTGGAGGAACTTGGACTTGCCAAACAGGAAGTTCTGAATGTTCTAATGGAGATGAAATAGGGCTTGATTACAATAACACATTTATGGAGGAAGCAGCCACTGACCAAGCAAGATTTCATGCGAAGATTTGGATGGATGCAGGCACTACTCAATATATTGTAGTAGCATCTACAAGCCAGGAACAATTTAATCCCACTTGCGATTCATGTTCTCTTATTAATTCAACTGAAATAACTTTAGGAGATACTATATTTTTTAATGTGTCAGCAAGTGATGCGAATGGATTATCTGATATAGACGGTGTAGGTATAAGAGTATTTGATGGAGTGAATAATCTTGTTTTTACAAATGATACAGAAGTTTTTTCAAATACAACAGCAGGGTGGAGTAATGCTACATCAGGATTTGGAATATTAAATTCAACAGGGCTTTTAATAAACAATATAGGGAATTATCAAATTCAGGCATTCATTACTGAAGATGACTGGGCTACTAATATAACTTGCCCTATAAATATTACTTTTGATGTAGTAGGGCCTCCTAATGTAACTTGGACTGCTCAAACACCAGCAGATATAAATACTATTAATCTATTCAGTGAACTTCTAAATATCACATATACAATAGAAGATGCAACAAGTGATTTGGACAACACAACAATACAATTATTCCATAAAACAAATAATACTTATAATGACCTTACATATTATGTAAATGGCACATCAAGGGCAGGATGGTTTACGGAATATTACACCCAGAACTGGACAAATAATTTATTTAACTGGAGTTTTGATGACGACAAGATATATCCTGGCGTCTTTCCTCTTGAGCCAGAAATTATGAAAGAATCCTCATTTAATACATGGGATTTGGATAATAAGAATGAATTTATTAAAATAAAACTTGTGAATGTCTCTTTGAAACATAGATTTAATTATTTTGAACTGGTAGCAGAAAACCAGACGCAGGACTCTACTGCATTAAGAATATATTACTGCAATAATTCATATATAACTGGGAAAGTTGCAGATTCACCGCATTGTATTAATTTTTATAATGTGTTTGGAGACACTGAATACAATCATACAGAAAATGGTGTGCCCGAGTATATTATTCCTTTTCCAATTGAAACAACAACCAATACAACTGCAGGAGATATAATTGTCACTAATGAATCTTATTTTATTGTCAGAGGGCCTGAATCACAAGCAGATGGATGGGATATAGGATATGTAAGCGATGAGGCAAATGTTGTAGAAATATCAGCAAATAGTGGAATTAGTTGGAATCCATTCTCTGGAACTATGTATTTGGAGCTTCATCAATATTGTATAACAGATGTTTTTTATTACTTTGCAGAAGCATGCAATAATAAGGGACTTTGCACTAATAGTTCAGTTCAGAGTGATAATCTTGATGTGACACCATTGCCGCCAACAGTTCCTATTATCACAAATCCAGTGAATAAGACTTATGGAAAAATAATAAATATAACATGGCTTGAAGCAATATCTCCTACTGGAACAATTGAAAATTACAATATTACTCTTGTTTATCACAATGAATCAGAAGTAAAAGTAATAAATGGAAATCTTACTGGCTTAAATTATGTCTGGAATACAAATGCAACAGCAGAGGGGGTATATAAAATAAAAATAACTGCTTATGATAATCAATCTCTTAGTAGTGATGGATTATCTGATTTATTTTCAATAGATAATACACCTCCAGGAATCAGCAATAATTACACTTACATAAGCAGTGAATATCTGATAAACGGATACAATAAAACAGTTTTTAATAATACAAATCCAAATAATGAAACAAACTCAAACTTTCATGCAAATGCAACATTTACGGAGGCGACAACAAACTTATCTCATATTCTTTTCCATGTGAATAACACAAAAGGTGAATGGACAAATTATACACTTTATGATTATACAGTTGATGCCAATACTACAAGCAAGAATGTTGAAATAAACCTTACTTTTGGAAACTTCACAAGAGAAGAATATTATGAATATGAATGGATTGTAAATGATTCGGCAGACAGCACAAGCGTGCATAAAGGAAATATCTCATGCCTTAATATGACAGTGAGTGTGGAATTTCCTAGTGAATATACTACAGGAGAGATAACATTCAACATAACAAATGGAACAGGGGTATTCAGCCCGAGATACCAGACTGATACTCAACCAGTATGGAATATTTCAAACATAGGAACATCAACAACAGATACTTATTTTGCTATAAATGATACAATACCGTCATGCATGAGTATATGGGCTTCAACAGACAGCAGTCTGACATCAGCAGATACACAGTTTGTAAAAGATACTTATGTTCCAGTAATAACAGGTTTAGGATTGTTAGATTACCAGGAGATTTGGCTGTTTGCTAATCTTACAAGTTGCTCTACACAATACTTTAATACCAGTGCAATTTATATTTTTAATAAGGAAGGTTAGGTATTATGGCATTTACTTGGACTGGCGGGGGAGGAGTATTATCACCTATTGATATAGTAGTCCCTGCAACATTCACTTTAGATGCTATCCTTGTTAACAGATATACGCTTACTTTTGCAGTTGATGGACTATTGCAAAAACAATTAACAAAAACATTTACAGCAGATGCTATTATAGTAAACAGATATACTAAGACATTTGATATTGATGCTGTTCTTACTTCAAGAGTTGACAAGACTTTTACTGTTGATTCAATATTAATCAATAGACATACTTTGACTTGTTCTATTGATGGGATATTAGTTAACAGACAAACTAAGACATTCACAGTTGATGCAATAATTAAAGGGACATACACTAAAGGCTTGACTGTTGATGGTATTATTGTTCATAGATTTACAAAAACATTAGAGGTTGATGGCATTGTAGTAGATAGAAATACTAAGACATTTACTGCAGACAGTGTTGTTGTCAACAGATATACCAAGACTTTTGGAATTGATGCAATACTTGTAAGAAGGGAAACAAAAATCCTGACTGCTGATGCAATTTTAATGAAAAGATTAACCAAAACATTTTCTATTGATTCAAGATTAGTTAAAAGATATACAAAAACAATGACAGCAGATGCAATATTTATTTATAAACAGACAAAACCAATCTTATTAGAAGCCCATCTTGATGATTATGAACTCAAGGGAAGAGTTCAGAATTTTAATTTGAAAGCAGAATATGATAATGCTCCATAGCAAAAACTTAAATTAAATAATTTCTTTTTAATCAATATGGATAGAACAGGTAAAAGGAGAGGATCATTGTGGGAGTTCTTTTAACCTGGGCACTGCCTCCAACAGAAGCATCATGGACGCTTGTTAAAATAGAAAGAGCAGCATCAAAAGACGGGACATATACTGAAATAGCAAGCCAGGCTTATAATGACAATACGTATTATGATAAAGATGGGGGGTCTACAAATTGGTATAGAATAAGATTTTTTGATGGAACTTCAACTTACAGCGATTATTCTTCTGCAATACAGGGAGAAGACTTAACAACAACATATTGTAATCCTGAGGATGTGCAAAGAATTATGCAGCTTGATGAACCTTTTGGGGGGGAAGGATCAACAGCAGTCAATATTCAGGATGTTCAAAGGTCTATACGGGAAGCAGAAGATGATATTGATTCTACAACAATGCATGCCTGGAGAGAAAAAACAATTACAGAAGAAATGCATGATCTTAATCAGTTAGAATATGTTCCTGGATCAGGATATCCTATTTATTTAGGACATAGAAAAATAAAAACTCTTGATACAAGTGAAGGGGACAAAATTGAAATATGGGATGGGTCAAACTGGACTGACTGGATAGCAAGTTCAGATTATACAGAAGGAAGGGATGAAGATTATTGGATGGATTACCAGAATGGTATTCTATGGATAAGAAGCACAGTTATATCTTATCCTACAATGAGTGTAAGAGTGACATACCGATATGGCGAATCAACAGTCCCAAAAGATATAAGAAAAGCCTGTGCAATGATGGTGGCTATGGAACTTTATGCGACAAGTGATAAGACAGTTCTGACAGCTGAAGGGGACAGAGAAAGATATTCTTATTCAAGCAGGATAAAAAGAATGGAAGATAAAGTTAATGCAATTATTTCTAAATATACAGAAGTAAGATTTAAGGATTTTGGAAGCTAAGCTAAAAACTTAAATTAAAGAATTTCCTTATTTTAATCAGTTAGTAAGTGATGTATTATGGTGAGTGATGCACCGGGAGTAGTAAGGGACTTATTGAAAAATAACTGGACAGCGGGAAATACAGATAATAAAACCCCTACTTTTCAGAAGATTTATGATGCTAAAAAAGAAGTTAGTTTGAATGTTAAAGATTATATTTTTACATATAATGCTGGAATGACTCCCCAGGTTAATGGGATAGGAAGCAGCAATTTCAAAAAGGATCATATTGTTAGAATTGATTTCAGGACTGCGTATGATCCATCAAAAGATAAAACACTTTCTCCATTATCAACTGTGACAGCACATGAACATATGCTAAAAATGGTTGAAGAAATGGAGAGAATAATCAAATCAAAAAAGAATGATCCTGGAAGCCCTTTCGAAATAATAAGTCCTACTGGTATGACTAATGATTTGTCGGACAGAAGAAAGGGAATTTACAGGTATGTTTATGATGTCATGCTCAAAGAAACAAACACTTAGGGAGGTAATAAACTATGGCAATATATCCATCAAAAGATAAATATCTTGTATTTGGAAAGGAAACAGGAGGGTATGGAGTAGCACCAGGAACAGTGAATAGCCATTTTGGGCTTATTCAAAAAGCAACTGGAAGAATTAAGAATAATATACAAAGTTATAGAGGAATAGGGGCAGGAAGAAATGCAGCACATAGAGAAGTTGGAGGATTGCTTGATACGGGAATAAATATGACGTTCCAGGTAATTAATGGGAGTTTTTTAGAATATGTATTTGGAACTAAAACTGGTTCAGGAACAGCAGGAGATCCTTATGTATATGCAGAAGCAGATACACTTTCAAGTCTTACAATAGAAGACGCAAATAATCTTTCAACAGACCAGGTTTTGAGATTTTTAGGGAGTGTATGCAAAAGAATGACAATAAGATGCAGGTTAGGCGAGCCTGTTGAAGTTGATATGGAATTTGACAGTTATGATGTTTCAAAAAGCAATACTTATCAAAGTATAAATGTGCCGTCAACAGCAATATATCATTTTGTTCATGGGGCTTTTGAAGTTCCATCAGGAACAACTATATCTGAAGTTCAGGAAATCACGATTGTAATAGACAATAAAACAAAAAGATATGGCGGTATAGGAGATAGAAAAGGAGTAGTTGAAGTTACAACAAGGGAATATTCTGGGACTGTTAAAAAATGGATAACTGATGGAACACATATGGAAGATGCAATGGGGGGATCTGCATCAACATCAGATGATACCCCATCAGGAGAAGCAACACTGCAGTTAGATCTCACAGATGGAAGCAGATATATAAGAATAACTTTGAATAATGTGGACTTTGACTGGGAAGGAAATGCAGAACTCGAAAGGGAAACTGAAGAAAATATAACTTTTGGAGCAAAATCAGGAGGGGCTGAGGAGGTAGTTTAAAATGGAAGACTGGGAAAATAAATTATTAGAGGACACTTCAACTGAAAAAACAATTATAATAGAGGGAGAAAAAATAACATACAGGAAATTAGGATGGTATCCAAGTGAAAAAATAAAAAGTAAGTATATTTCACTAAATCCGGAAACAGGCCAGACTGACTTGAATTCAGCTGATTATTCTAAAGAAATACTTGAAAAAGGAATCATATCTGGACCATGGGATCCATCAATGAAAAAAGCAGTTATTTTAAAATTTAAAGAAAATGTAGTTGAGGTGCTTGTAAAAGCAATAACTGGAAAAAATACAGAAGTAAAGAAGCAAGATATTAAAAAAAAATCAGATCAATAATTAAAGGAAAAACAAAATATCTTAAGGATCTTGAAATAAAACTGTTGCTTAAACTTAAAATACTTCATAATATCGGATACAAAATAAAAGATCTTTATGATCCAAAAAATGACCCGGAAATACTTGATCTCTTAATTGCATTTGAGGATGTAATAGGTAATATGAAAAAAGAAGAATTTGATGAATTTAAGAGAAAAATGGAGATTCAAAATGGTAGATTTAAAGCTTAATATGTTATTGAAAGCAGGAAGCGATAGAACATTAGGATTAATCAATGATTTAACTAAACGCGCCAAGGAAACCAGCGGGACTTTTGAAAAGCTTTCTTCGATGATGAGCGGGGCAATGAGCGGGATAGGTAAATTTGCTATGGGGGCTGTCGCAGCGTTTACAGGTTTGGCTTTTGTCAGCCCGACAGTCCAGTCAAACTTAGCAAGAATGAAGAAGCCTTTATTTGAAATTGGAGAAACACTTGGAAAGGCCCTTGAACCTGGCTTGAAAATTGGGGTATCATTGTTAAAAGATTTTTCAACTTGGCTGAAGGAGAATACATGGCTAACTGAAGGACTAAAAACAGCATTTTCAACAATAATGGAAGTTGCATCAATATTATGGGATAAATTAAAAAAATTAATTGCATTGCCTGCAGTTAAAAAAACTATTGACTGGGTCCTTAATCTGGAATTAGGAAAACATATTGACAATCTTGTTGGTATGTTTGGGTATACAATACTTGGTGCTTTTATTGGATCTGTTCTTGGACCATGGGGGGCAATAGGAGGAGCTGCTTTTGGACTTGGTATGGATATAGGCACATGGATAAATAGAGGTTCAATATTGCCAAATACAAGCGAAACAACTGAATCAAGTTCAACTTCACAAACATCTAATATATTCTTGGAAAGTCTATTTGGAGAACAAGCTCCTTCTGTTATTGTTAATATTAATGGAGTTCCAGGAGTTGAAGATGTAAATATAGAGGAGGGTTAATATGACGCAAAGTAAATTAGGGACAGGGGCAAATTATGCGGGTATAACTGGTTTTACATGGCCGGCAAATACAAACCCATCATTGTTTAATATAAGGGATACAAAAAGGCATGACAGGTTTAGCTATCCTTATAGTGATATTAATGTTATTATGGATTCAGGAAGTGAGGATACAATAATAGGCCTTACAGGAGAATTATTTACAGAAGCAAATTTAAATTCATTAAGGAAACAAATCAAGAAAACAAGTCTTGATGCTGCTGGAGAAATACAGGATTTCAACCAGAAACTTTATTTAAATTCCAATTCAAAATTTAGATGGGTGAGGGGCCAGCAGTTTGTGGATGCAAGAACAGCGAGCAAGCCGACATCATATCCTTATGTCTGCACACTTATTGCAGTCCATCCTTTTATTTATCATGATACAGTTGCTTCAAAATCAGATACAACAACCAATACAACTCTTACTCTTTCAGGGGCAGACCTTGACAATGACGGGACTGCTTATGTTTTTCCTTTTTTTGAAATAACAAATAATGCAGGATCAGATATAACAAAAATTGAAATTACAGATGGGACAAATACAATAACATGGAATGGGACTCTTGAAGCAGGAAAGTCAGTAAGGATATTTCAGGAAAGCAATCCTGATTATGGACTTGATGGATGGATATGTTATCTCTATACTACAACAGATTTTAGCGATACTCCAACTGCAAAATCAGGATTAACTGGAAATAAGATTTATTTTGAAGGAGAAACAGGTTCACATCAGATTGATTTCACTCTTACAGGCAATGATAATACTGCTACTTGTGCAGTTAAGTTTCGGGAGAGGGATTATTAATGGGAATCTGGAATATAAGTTTTGTAATAAATGGCAATGAGAGCAGATGCAGGAATTTTAATTATGCTGAAATTGACATGAAACTTGATGCCTTGGATAAATTTACTATTACTCTTGGAAATCCTAATGCATGGGAAAGAGACAGTATAGTTAAAGATGTTGAATGCAAAATTATAGCAGGAAATCATTCTCTTTATGGCTATGTTAAAAATCATAAACATAATACAGTAAAAGAAAGTAAAATTATCAGCGGATATGATTATGCTGTAAAACTTCAAAAGATGTTTGTCCATACTGATAATACTTCAAGCGAGGACGCTGCATTATCAAGCGGATTCAGGATTATTTATACTTCCACTCCATTTGCCACAATAGCAGCAGATATAATTACAAACAGCGGAATAACTGCAGGGACAATAGATACATTTCCTCCTGCAGGACCCGATACAAATATAGGAGTTAAATTTGAATATATGTATGTATGGAGCGCCTTGAAGTGGCTGGCTAATTACGCAAATGTAAGTAATATTCCGTATGATGTATGGGTTGATACGAATAAACAATTACAGCTTCAAGATAGGAGAGGAAGTTCAACACCAGTATATGATTATAAAGATGGATCTAACTGCACTGTGTTGAGCAAAGAAGGAGATGCAACAGGAAGCGCTGAAAGAGTTGTAGTGACTGGGGCAAGAAGCGGATCCAATCAAATTACAGGAATTTGGCCGACAACAGGGCATAATCCAGGAGATGCTGAAATTGGTTTTCATTCTCCTAACTTAAATGATTCAACAATGGCTCAGGAATTAGCGCATAATATTCATACAGCATTAAACGGGGAGATTACTTATTTAGTAATTCAGTCAAAAAATGCAGATGCTGATGTCCAATTGGGTGATAATGTTAATTTTGAAAGTGAGAAATTAAATATATCTAACACACAGTATAGAGTTGTAAGAATAATCAAAACATATAGAAAGGGGGGCAAGGAAACTTTAAAGCTTCATCTTAGCATAGCATCCAAGAAAAACAGGAAAAAAACAATGGCAGAGATCCTTTCAGAAAACAAAGGATTAATAAGAATTTCTGGAGAAGCAAGTCCAGCAGTTTTAAGAACTTTGTCATGGAGCCAGACAGTTAATGCTGAAAATGGAAATAAACAAATTTTGGGGTTCAATATAGACCCTAATAAAGTCAGAAGCAATAGTGATATTGTTTCATCAAGATTAAGTGTTAAAAGAATTCCATTGACTTATGATGTAGATGCAAATACAGACAACCACCCTCATGATCAAAATTATTTTACGCAATCAAACCACCCTCATGATCAAAATTATTTTACACAATCAAATCATACTCATAATGTTAACACATTAACTTCTGAAGTTGCTTATTCAACTCAATCAGTTAATACTTCTGGGCATAGTTCAACAAATAATGCAACAAAAAATTCGAATGCATGGGAGGATTTAGATGCATCAATTTCAGGTCCAATAGCAAATATGGAAAGTCTTTGGATAACAGTTAATATAAATAATACAAGTGGAACGGACAGTAATTTTTATGCAAGATTTGAACAGGCAAATGAAGGAACAAGATATTACCCTGATTCTACTGGAACCCATGTAAGGGTTTTGGCGGGGAAATCAGGAACCATGGTGTTTGCTGTTCCAACTCAATGGTTTACTAAATCATCAGCAAATAATGTTTTACAGGTTGACAATGATGCGGCCGGACCAATAACTTATATGGTATCCTGGGATTATTTTTGGGTTCCAAGTCACAAACATCAAATTAATGCATTTACAACAGTGGGAAACACTGCAGCATTCACAGCTGAAAATGCAACTGACGGGACAACTGCAACTTTTACAAATGCAAATGCAACTGATCAATCTCAGGCAGGAATACCAAGAGGAAAATATGCACCTGGAGGAGAATCTGCACATAACTTTAATTATGATCTTGATGGGGTTAATCAAGGAACATTTAATAATCTTGACGTAAACGGAACTGATTCGGCAAGTATTACAATTTCAACAACTGGAGATCACTATATTGAAATATATCCAACAGGAGCAAATGAAATAGCTACTCTTGTTGTGACTCTTGAAGTTGATATATTGACAGATGAACTATAAGGAGGAATAAAAATGAATAAGATTAAAATTGTAAAAATAAAACTACGAGGAAGTGTTTTTGACGTTGTAATAGATCCAACAGGAAACGGCAATGATATGGAATATGAAATCCATACTTTTGGACCGAAAAATAAAGATAACTGGAAAGAAATAATAAAACAAAGATACAAAAAACAAAGACAAAATCTAAAACAAAAAGAAATTAATAATCTTAAAAAAGAAGAAGGATCAGAAATATCCCTCGACTAAAAACTTAAATTGTAAAAATAATTAAATTTAAGTATGGTAAGCAAGAGAGCTAAGGCTGTTAAAACAGAAAAACGGATCCAGATAATAGACTGGCATGGCAAGAAATTTCTAACTTTTAAAGTTTGGAAATTTTTAATACAGATAAATATCAGCATCAGCTATATTAAGTGATATTAATGGCAAGAGGCAATGGATTAGAAAGATCAATAGGAAGGCTTGAAGGCAAGATGGATACTGTTATTTCTAGTCTTGGAAAACAAGCTATAAAACTTGATAATGTTGAGAATACATTAAGCAAAATAGAAGGAGTATGTCCTGTGTTTACCGGGAAACCAATATATGAAACTCAGGCAAACATAGGGATCAAAGAAAAAGCCAAGAAAGTGGCTCTTCCTGTAAGTATAACAAGTGCGATTATAGGAGTTATTGAATTAATAAGATTTTTAGGCAATGGGGGACCTTAAGCAAAAAGTATATTAAATATAAAATTATATTTTTAATTATGTCTGATATATGGGCCAGCTTTGTAAAATTACGCAAAGAGCTAAGAGGATGCGATAGTTTTGGAAAAAATGTTTACGGATCACATTATCAAAGAGTTCTTTTCGCAAGGAAGCAGAAAGAAACTACTTTAAGATTTATAATTAAATCCATGATTTCCAAAATTCTTTTTGATGAAGGAGTAAGCTTTGTAACTGAATGGAAATATTTCAAAGATAATAAAGTATTTGACAGCATGCCTGTAATAAATGTGGAAACAAAAGATATATACAGGTTTGGAAAAAGAAAAATAGAAATTAAACATAAAGGATTCAAGGATAAAAATATAGATATTTCAAAACTAAATATTGATCTTAAAACCCTTAAAAAGCTTGAAGACAAGTTACGGGAGATGCTTGGATTTGGTGATAAAAAATAAATACAAAAGAATTGGATTAAGAGGAAAGCCTAAAAAATATATTAATACAAGCAGGGGGCAGAAATGCGGTGGTGTTTGTGATTCATGCAATACATATAAGCCTTTCATAGTCCACAGTATAGGGATTTTTTGCAGCAGATGCAGAGAAACAATGGAAAGATTCAAGGGAAAATTTTCAATCCAGGTTATGAACTTTTTTAAGATTAAGTATTGTATGTTATGTAGCCGGAGAGAACCTTATATGTGGAAGATAAACTTTGGATTTTGCAGGGATTGTTTTGCCAGAGTAGGAAGATATGATCACAGGACCAGCGCAGAACAGAATGAGATATCCAGGGCAAAAATGAGAAAATATCATAAAAAAATAGACTTTAGGAAGCTATCTGATGAGGAATATGCAGAGAGGCTTAAAGAGGCTAAAAAGAAGCGAATTAAAGAACTTTCTTAGACCTTTCACAAATAAGCATACTTCCGAGAGCAAAACATGGGTAAGTAATGACATTAAATAAGTTTAAATATATAATTAGTATAACGTTTAATGAATATATATGAAGAACGAATCAGAAAACCATAAAATTATGAAAAATGTAGTATTTGAAGAAATCAAGAAGATAGACAAAAATTCAAAAAAAGAGTATAAAGCTAAAGAATATGAGTCTAAGACAACAGTGGTTTCCAATGTTTGCCCTATTTTTGATGTTTTTGGAAATAATACTATATTTGAATGTGAGCATATGGTTGTTTCAACATTACTTTCAAAGCCTATGATGAAAATTTATAAAGTTAAAGAATACATGAAACGAAACCCTTTAGTGAAAAGAAATCTGGTTTTAGTTGTTGAAGATTTCAAAAGCATGGTTAAATCATTTGAAGATAGAATACAACAAAGATGTGAAAATCTTATTAATGAAATTTGGTTTGTTAATATTTATAACAAAAAAATAACAAAGAAGGTGAAATTATCGAAAGACTGAAAGAAGTTATTATCCATGAAAAAATACAAAATGCACTAAAGAAAAGACCGATGTCCGTTTACCAGTTAAGTAGATTGTTGGATATAAATTACAATACTATTAAAAATGCTATTGAATATTTAATTTCATTAAGGGTTGTGAAAGTTAGAAAACATTATTGGAAAGGTAAAGATATTTTTTTACTTGAAAATACTAAGGTTGCTAAAGTGCTTAAATCAAATAATGAGATACAATTTAAGTTGAATGATGTGATTAAAAATGAAAGAAAGAAATGGAAACAAAGAGAGGAAATAGAGTGATAAAGTTAACTTTGAGAAGAATAGGAAGTTTTATAAAATGTCTGGTTATAGGACATGTATGGGAAAAAGACAGATCAGGATTTGACCCAATTAGGGGGTGTTATTTCAGATCCTGGACCTGCAAAAGATGTCATACTATAGAAACAAGAAGGGAAGAGTTGCCATGAAAATAAAAATTAAATATTTATTAATAATGATTTTGATACTTCAGTTTCTTGATGTTTATTCAACTATTTATTTTGTCAAGAGAATTGGAATTGATTATGAAACAAATCCATTGGGAAGATTCTTTTTTAATAAAGCTGGATATATTGGGCTTTTGATATTTGGGATAATAGGCTGCGGATTATGGATTTTTTATTTTTATTTATTCAAGAAAATATTTTTAGCTATGAAAAAACATAAAAAAGCCCATCTAATTTCCAAGATTCTATTTCTGATTTTTTGTATTTGGGTTATAATGGATAAGAGCAGGATAATTTATACAAATTTCGCAATAGTAGGGTAAAAGGAAATTTTTTTAAATAGAAAATTTTTTGTATATTGCAATAAAAAAAATAAAAAAAGGTAATAAATGAAAGGACAAGAATATAATAGTAAAATCAAACTTAAAAGTTTTGTGTTTTTAGGTCTAAATTATATTCTTTATTTTTTTAAAAAACTAAAGGAGGTAATAAATGAAAAAAATGAAAAGACAAAAATATAATACAGAACATTATAGAAAAATTAAAGCAGCATTGCCAAAAAAAGGAAGAATCAATGTCAAAGAAGTAATGAAAGAAACAGGGATACCAGAATCAGTAATCTATTATCATCTGCGGACAATGGCTCAGGAAGCAATATTAAAAGTAAAAATAGGAATCAAAAAAACAACATATTTCATAAATAAGTTGACAGATAGGGTTAGGCAAGTTATATGGAAAATACAATGCAGTGTTTACAAGATAAAGGAAAGAATATGGATAGGAAAAACGAAAGTTAAAAATGTATGTAATAGCAGCAGAATCGAGGAAAAAAAGCCTGATGTTGATTTTATATCGGCACTGGATTTGCTAAGCTATAGAATGTAGCATTTTTTTGTTGATTTTATGCTGGATCAAATTACTCATGAGAAGAGAAGAAAATTATTAAAAATATTATAAATAAGATAAATAATATAAATACTATAAATAATATTAATAAAAAACAAATTAAAACATAAAAACAAGCAAATATTAGTGGTCATAGTGGAAATACTGGCCATACATCCATAACATTTTTAAATTTGAAAAAAGCGCCTGTGGTGTTAACAGCAGCATGTCTGGCCTTTAAGAAAAGAGGAAACCAGAAGACCAGAGTTCAAATCCATGCAGGCGCATAGACCCC